CTTTTGAGGACGGGAACAGCGATCACCAATTTTTGGAGTTCAAAGACGCTGATTTTGTACAAACGTTCAATCCAGACGCTACAACCACCGGAAACCCGCGGTTTTATGCGGTTTTTGACGTAGATAACTTTATTTTGGGCCCTACCCCGGATAGTGCTTATGCGGTAGAGCTTCATTACTTCTATAGACCGGCCAGTTTGACGGCGGGATCGGGTTCTGGGACTACTTGGCTTAGTGAAAACGCAGAAATTGCAATGCTGTACGGCAGTTTGATGGAGGCTTACATCTATATGAAAGGTGAGCCTGACATGATGCAGCAGTATGAGAAACGATTTATGGAAGCGATCCAAGGTATGAAGATGCTTGGGGAGGCAAAAGAAGTAACGGATGAGTATCGTACTGGTATGGTGATAAGGCCCAAGCAATGAGTATTCCAGCACTTGATTTGAACATAAATCCAGATTTTAAGGTGGAAGTACACACCACCAACAATCGTGGGTTTACTCCAGAGGAGGTTGCAGAGCGTTGCGCACAGAAAGTCATTTCTATAAGCGACACGGCACCCCCTGCAATACAGGCGCAAGCACGTGCCTTTCGTAAGCAGCTAGTTAAAGTTTTAGAATTTTACATGCGCGAAGCGATTAAAAGTGATAGAACCACTGTGTACAATGCGTTAACCGATGCAGGCCATAAGGAGCTTGCCGACTTAATAAGGAGACTGTGACATGGCTTTCTCAGGAAACTTCATGTGTACATCCTTTAAGAAAGAGCTTCTTTTTGGTGTACATGACTTTGATCTCGCCAACGGCGATACTTTTAACATCGCGCTTTATACGAATAGTGCGTCTTTTGATGCTTCGACTACAGCCTACACGGCTACAAACGAAGTCTCGGGAACGGGTTACTCTGCGGGCGGTCAGGCACTAACGAATGTAGACCCCACCACGTCTGGCACGACGGCTTTTACCGATTTTGCTGACGAAACGTGGACTACGGCCACTATTACGGCACGTGGGGCGCTTATTTACAATACGACACCTAATACCACGTCGATTTCGGTAACGAACCCGACTGTTGTGGTGTTGGATTTCGGTGGCGATAAAACGTCCACCGCAGGCGACTTCACCGTTGTGTTTCCGACCGCTGATGCAAGTAATGCAATTATTCGGATAGCGTAATGTCGGACATTACCGTCGCATTTAAAGGCTGGAACTCTTCTAGCCAAGGTTGGGGCGGTGGAGCGTGGGGCGAAGATGAGGGTTTGCCCGGCGCAACCGGGAACGTTGGGTCCGCAACAGTAAATGCAGATGCAAACGTTCCTGTAACCGGATTAACCGCAACAGGAGCCGTAGGTTCCGTTACGGTTACCGCAGATGCAAACGCTAATGTTACGGGCGTGTCAGGAACAGGAGCCGTAGGCTCAGTTACCGTTACCGGTACAGCAAATGTTAGTGTAACCGGCGTCTCCGCAGAGGCTATAACACCAACGGGCGGTGGCCCGGCATTTACGGCAGATGGAAACGCGCAGCTTTCCACGGCCCAAGCTAAGTTTGGCCCATCTTCACTCCTGCTTGATGGGACGGACGACTTTGTAACCTCTGACAACAACATTGACCTAAGTTCTGGCGACTTCACAGTAGATATGTGGATTCGTCCGACAAATGTTACAGGCTACAAAGGTTTGTGGCAGTCAGGTACAAGCTCTCTGCTTAATGTGTATTTGATTGGAGATCAGGTTCAAGGCGTTGTCGGCGGGTCAACGACACTCTTCTTATCTAGTACCAGAATTTCTCCAAATGTCTGGACTATGATTTCTGTTGAAAGAGAGGGGAATGTTCACAGGCTTTACATCAACGGGGTCTTAGAGGCATCAAGTTCTACTGGAAACCGCCCCGATAATGGCGTGTTTGCTATTGGTAAAAACGGCTTTGGTGACTTCAATGGGTACATTGATGAACTGCGGTTGTCTTCAGTTGCTCGTTATGGGGGCACCTCTTTTACAGAGCCGACTGCAAATTACGCAGTAGATGGCGACACAAATTCACTTTTACACTTTGACGGTACTAACGGCTCTACCGACATTATCAACGAAACAGACCGTGGCGTTATTGTTATTGGAGAAGCTAATGTCTTCCCGACAGGTCTTGAAGCTACTGGTGAAGTAGGAACCGTCTCCGTAGATAGTGAGGCAATTGTTCCCGTTACTGGATTACAATCGACAGGTGCGGTTGGGTCTGTTTCAGTCACCACTGACCAGAATGTTGATGTAGGTGGCGTAGCTGGTACAGGAAGAGTTGGTAGCGTAAGAGTTGAAGCAGACGCTATCGTAAATGCAATAGGTGTAGCTGCGACAGGACGCGTTGGACAGGTACTGGTGTACTCAAATATTGTCCCCGATCAAAATCCGGGGTATATTGATGTGACACCCAGTCAGTCGCCCACGTGGTCGGAGGATACGCCAACACAAGATGCTAACTGGACGCGAATAGCAGCGTAAGGATTTAAAAAGATGCCAAGTACCTATACAATAAACCTCGGAATCGAAAAACCCGCCACGGGGGAACAATCGGGCACTTGGGGCGATACCACCAATGTCAACTTTGACATTATCGACCAAGCTGTCAACGGTTCAGTACGTGTCACGCTGACCAGCGCGGGTACTTCCGGGTCTCCAAACGACCTTAACATTGTCAACGGCTCAACGACAAGTTCGGAAGGCCGTAACAAGTGGATTGAGATTTATAGCGCCTCTGATCTGGGAGGTAGCGCATACGTCCGTTTGGTTCCAAACGACGCTGAAAAAATCTTATTTATTAGAAACAGTCTGGCCGGTAGTCAGTCTGTTTTGCTTTTTCAAGGCACGTATAACGCGAGTAATGACCTAGAAATCCCTGCTGGGGTGGATATGGTCGTTAGATTTGATGGTGCGGGCGCTTCTGCGACCGTAACAGACGTATTTACTAAGCTTCGCGCCACTGAAATTACCACGCCTACGCTTACTGCGGGGACTGCCGACATTAATGGAGGTTCCGTAGACGGTGCCACTGTGGGTGCAGCCAGTGCCTCAACTGGCGCATTTACGACGCTTACCGCCAGCACCAGTTTGAACATTGCCAGCTCTACTACGGTAGATGGCGTTCTTGACGAAGACAATATGGCGTCAGATAGCGCCACCAAACTTGCTACGCAGCAATCTATTAAAGCTTACGTAGATAGCCAAGTCGGCACGGTGGATACGCTGGCCGAGATTTTGGCGAACGGCAACACGTCCGGTGCAAACAACCTGATTATCGACAACGGTCAGGCGCTGACTGCAAATACGATTAACGAGACTACCGCAGGTACTGGTGTCACGATTGATAGTGTTTTGCTAAAAGATGACGTTGTTAATGCAACCGACATCGAAACTAGCAATATTTCTGCTAACGACGGCACGGCTGCGGCAACGATTGCGAACAGCACTGGCAACTTTACGATTACTAACTTTATATCTAATTCTGTAGATATTGGTGGTGGGGCTATTGACGGCACCAACATTGGCGCATCTAGCGCGGCCACCGGCACGTTTACTACGTTCACCTCCACAGGCATCGACGATAACGCCACAAGCACTGCGATTACGATTGATTCTAGCCAGAATGTTGGTATTGGCACGACTTCTGCGCTTGCTGGTGGGATTTTGTCTGTTGAGCAAGGCTCAGGAACCCATGCTATTGTTGCAAATTCTGATACCGCCTCGGCCCCTTCTATTTATCTGCGGACTATTGGCGGGACCGCAACAGAATCTTATATAACATTTAACGACTCAACTGCTCTGGCATTTACGACCACATCTGCCGAACGTATGCGTATCGACTCCAGCGGCAACGTTGGTATTGGCACTGCGAGTCCGTCATCACTTGGGTTGCTTGCCGTAGGCGATGGAGCCACTGGAACAAAAACAATAGCAATAAATGGTTCTGGGTCATCTACATCTGTAATGGATATTGACTTTAGGGGTGGTGGCACTGGCGGCCCCGCTGGTCGCGTAAGATTTGAGTCAAGCACAAAAGACTTATCCTTCTGGACGGGTAACTACGCATCTATTGCACAAAGAATGACCATTACTGATGCTGGCAACGTTGGTATTGGCACTTCGAGTCCTAATGCAACACTAGCTTTTGGTGGCAGTAGTGATGTTGCCTTTAATACAAGTCTTGGATCAACAGGAACATACGGGCAAATTAAAGCATTTAACACTTTAGCACCCTCTAACCCAGCAACAAACATCCGGTTTATTCGTGACGTTGCTTCTATTGGTAACGACGGCGCAATCTGTTTTGACACGGTAAATACAGAACGTATGCGTATCGACTCTAGTGGCAACGTTGGTATTGGTACGAGTTCGCCTACGGGTGTTTTAACTAGCTATAAGTCTACTGATGGCGACCCAGTATTAGGACATTTCTATAACGATAACGCCGGTACAGCAACAGAAGCGACTGTTTATGTAACCAATAGTTCAACAGTAAGCCATGGTTTATTCCTACAAACCACAGGAACAGCTTTTACAACAAACGGTGGTTTTGTTCAGGATGGCTCGGTGATTGGGTCTGGTAGTGGCGCTTCTGGCGGTTTGTCTATTATGACAAGAGCTAACGCACCCATGCGTTTTTATACCAACGGCCACACAAACGAACGCATGCGCATCGACTCAAGCGGCAACGTTGGAATTAGTACTACGAGTCCGGGAACAAAATTACACATTGTAGCAGGTAGTTCTGGAGGCTCTCTAACCGAAGGTTTAAGAGTTTCAGACAACACTTATACAAACGTTCAATTACTCTCTGGTGGTGCTGACGGTGAAATCCGCGTAGGTGCTTCCGGAGTTATGCGCGGTGTATATAAAGCGCAGTTTGCAGGAACTAGAACAGCAAATACTTTTGCTCTTGGGACTAACTCAACAAACGCGATTTTTATAGACACCTCACAGAACGTTGGTATTGGTACTGATGTTCCTGATGGAAAGCTAAATGTGTTTTCTGCAAGCGCAGGAAGCGTTACTGCTGATGCAGACGCTGATGAACTTGTTTTAGAAAACAGCGGCAACGTTGGCCTTAGTTTATTAACCGCCTCAACCGGCGAAAGTGGAATTTATTTTGGTAATCCGGGTACTAATGGACAAAAGGATTTTTACCTAAAGTTTTACCACGAGTCACACGCAACAACAGCAAACCGTAGAGCCTTTACGTTTAATACAGGTTCAGCAGAACGTATGCGTATCAACTCAAGCGGCAACTTGCTGCTTGGGACTACTTCTGAAACTGGTCATTTTACAAACGGGCTTCCTACTGCGACGCTTTCTACAGGCTCTACTGGTGGTACATCTTTTGTTAGAACCCACAGAGCCAGCTCATCAAATAACGCAACGGTAGATGCTTTCCGCTTTTTAGATGCTAATGGAAACGTGAATAATGGTTATGTAAATGGCCACCTTTATGTCACGGTAAATGGCTCAAGCGGATTATATTCTTCAACGCGAATGTATTACATACAGACAAACTCCAACGGCACACTTAATTCTAATTTTACATTGATTTCAACTGCCACTCGCGGAACTGACCCAGTTTCTTCTATTGCTATGGTTAATGATGGGGGAAGCGGGGCTGTAAAAATACAAATTACATATATTAACAACGGCCCAGTTGTCGATTTTGGTTATTCAACCATTACTTTTATTGGGCAAGCATAGTAAGGAGAAAAAACTATGGAATTTAATTGGTCAGTCCCTGCGATGGACTATAACGTATCGCAAGACGGTCACACCAACGTAGTGACTACCGTACACTGGCGCTGTTACAAAACAGATGATAGCGGCAATACCGGAAGCGCTTACAGCACGGTTGCTCTTGGTCCTCCCGGTACACCGTTTGTTGAATGGGCCGACATTACCGAAACCATGGCGGTTGATTGGGCTAAGGCGGCAATGGGCGCGGAAGAGGTAGCGGCTGTTGAGGCTAATATCGACGCTCAAATTGAAGCTTTGGTAAACCCCACTACCGGCGAAGGTGTACCTTGGACTTAATTTTAACTTAACTTAGAAAGGAGACTAATGATGGCGAAAGATGAAAAGAAAACCGTCACAGTCGATGATGTTGAATACAACGTCGAAGATTTAACCGAAGAGCAGATAGCTCTGTGCAACCACGTTGCAGATTTAGACCGAAAACTAGCGAACGCTCGCTTTAACGTGGACCAGCTTGCTTTTGGTCGAGAAGCTTTTTTTCGAGAGTTAAAAGCTTCTTTAGAGGCTAAAGAAGACGCTGAGTGAGGAATGAATGCCGCTACAAAAGTTACAGTTCAGACCGGGTGTAAATAGAGAAACCACCTCGTATACCAACGAGGGGGGCTGGTTTGACTGTGACAAAGTGCGGTTTAGGTTTGGAACGCCCGAAAAAATTGGGGGCTGGGAACGACTTTCAGGCAAAAGCTTCCTTGGCACCTGTCGGGCGCTTCATCCGTTTGTTGCTTTAGACGGAACGAGCTACATCGGCGTAGGTACACACCTCAAGTATTACATTAATGAGGGTGGGGGTTACGCCGACATTACGCCAATCCGTGCAACAACGGCTGCGGGCGATGTAACGTTTGCCGCGACCAACGGCTCTTCTACGATCACTGTCACTGACACCAACCACGGCGCACAAGAAAACGATTTTGTTACGTTTTCAGGCGCTGTAAGCCTTGGTGGTCAGATTACGGCAGACGTTCTCAACCAAGAGTATCAGATTTCTCGCGTAGAAAACGCCAACACTTACGAGATTATAGCTCGTGAGGTAAATACGCTTGCAGATATTACCATTGATGGCCAGTACACCCCCGTTCCCGTCGTGGCAGACGGTTCAGACACCGGTAACGGCGGAGCATCTGTTGTTGGGGCTTATCAAGTTCTAACCGGTCTGGATACAACCGTCGCTGGTACGGGTTGGGGTGCAGGCACGTGGTCCCGAGGAACGTGGGGATCGGGTGCTACTCTGACTGCGATTGGCGATACCTTGCGTATTTGGAGCCATGACAACTTTGGTGAAGACCTCATCATTAACATCCGCAATGGTGGTATCTACTATTGGGATAAATCGACCAGTTCGGCACCCTTTACACGGGCCGTGGCCCTTTCAGACCTTGCCGGGGCGGACGCCACGACACCTACGATTGCTAAACAGGTTCTAATTTCTGACCGTGACAGGCACGTAATCGTGTTTGGCTGTGATCCTCAAGATGACATTGGTACGCAAGACCCGCTTTTGATCCGGTTTTCCGACCAAGAAAACCCCTTGGTTTGGGCGGCTGCTGCAACTAACACGGCAGGTGATCTGCGGATCGGTACAGGTTCTGAAATCATCACGGCCCTCGAAACACGGCAGCAGATTCTCGTGTTTACGGACACGTCGCTACACGCGATGCAGTATTTGGGGCCGCCCTTCACCTTTGGTATCAACGAAATTGCGACAAACGTGACAATTGCAGGCCCTTTGGCTGCGGTTGCCGTAGACGATCTCGTTTTTTGGATGGGTGAAGAAGACTTTTATATGTATACCGGGCAGGTGCAAAAGCTACCTTGTTCGGTGCGTTCTTTCGTTTTCAACGACTTTAACGTCAGCCAACAAGAGAAAGTTACCTGCGGCGTTAATTCTGCTTATTCGGAAATTTGGTGGTTTTATCCGTCTGCGGATTCTGACAACATCGACAGGTATGTGGTTTACAACTATCAAGAGCAGGTTTGGTACTACGGAACTTTGGATCGCTCGGTTTGGCTGGATCGTGGGATTAATCAATACCCTATTGCTGCATCGTTGGACGGATACCTTTATTACCACGAGTTTGGATTTGATGATGGTAGCGTAAATCCACCCGTTTCGATTGACGCCTACATTGAAAGCAGCCAGATGTCGATTGGTGCTGGAGACAATTTTGTTTTCCTCAGCCGATTGATTCCAGATGTGACCTTTAACGGCTCTACTGCCGAATCACCAAGCGTAGATTTTACTTTGCAGACCAGAAATTGGCCCGGTGCGGCGTATTCATCGACGACAGATAGTCCGGTGACGCGAAGTGCAACAGTGCCGGTCGAGCAATTTACGAATGAAGTGAACATACGACTACGTGGTCGGTCTTTTGCATTCAAGATAGCCTCTGATGAAACCGGTGTGGGGTGGCGTTTGGGCACACCACGTGTAGACATGCGGCAGGATGGTCGCCGATGAGTAGAGGACTGGTACAACCGCTATTTCCAAATGCGCCTGCTGAATACGATCAGA